CAAATCGTGCTCAAACTCTTCAATCTGTAGGGCAAAGTCACCTAGCCTTTCGGCAATAAAAGATAGGTTGTTAACTGATATACAAGTCCATTTACCTACAAGGGAGTGAATCTCGATCATTTCACCATCTTTATAAAGGAAAGCACTAGCGCCGTCATCGCCGTCATCAAGGATCCAGCCATGGCGTACTGGTATCCAGTGCATTTCAAGGTCATTCTTACTTTCGTATGATTTACTCATAACCAAAACTCCTTATTCGTATTTAATTGTGATGGTATCTGTTGGATCAAGGGATATGTATTGCCCATTGATATTAAGGACGATTCGCTGACCCTTGGGTTTTGATTCAGGCCAATCTTCTATGACACAGTGACCACTAATGCCCTGCTTAACACGGTCTTTAGGGCGAACATCTTCGCCAACTGGAGGCTTGGTAAATGCTGTACTCCATCCGTCACGGTATTTATCTGTGGCTGGCTTGGTGATTAATGAATCACCTGTGATGTCATTCTTAGTTGCCATTAGTAGGACTCCCCTTTATTCGTTAGGTGAGCTGCTATAACCTCGGAGTCAAAGTCAGACTTAAACTTATTCCATAGTACCTCTATGGCGTACTCTTTAGCCTCGTCATTGCCGATCACCAGCATTGAGATAATAGTATCCTTGCTCTCTTCATCAACCTCTTCAAGAACTTCCCATATGGTGAACAGTGATTCGCATATATAAACACTGCCTGTGCTACGCAACTCGTAGAACAAGTCATCCTGGGCCTCTAATATATCTTGCTCGCTGTAGTCAGGGTTAGACCTTTTCATGTAACTCTCCAATTAATTAACTACATCTATATTATAGACAAATCAACAACATTACAATACATACTTGTCTAATTAGCTATACCGTACTGTTGACTAATTGATCCCATAGTATTAAAATACTTTGGCACTATAAGTAATTAGGAGCAGTAAGTATGAGTATATACGAAGAACTAAGAAGGGTTCAGCGAGAACTAAAGGCACCTAAAGGCAAGGTGAGTAAGTTCGGTGGATTCAACTATAGGAGTGCCGAAGATATCCTATTAGCGGTCAAGCCTTTGTTAGGTGATCTGGTATTGCTACTTAACGATGAAATCGTATTTAGCGGCATATTGGAGGACGAGCTATTAGGTAGTGGGGATAAGATGGTTAAGCTTCAGACCCAGCGCACTTACATTAAGGCTACTGCCACTCTAACGGATGGTAAGGATTCCATAGTTACCTCGGCGTATGCCCGTGAAGCATCAGTTAAGAAGGGTCAAGATCCAGCGATGGGTTCTGGCTCATGTAGTTCCTACGCACGTAAGTATTGTTTGAACGGCCTGTTCGCAATCGATGAATCTGAAATGGATATCGATAACGATTACCAAGTTGCAGCACATAATAAGGGTGCGGACATTGAGGTCGCAGTCGGTACCGATATGACTTTAGAGGGTATGGCTGGTAAGGTATCTGAGCCACCTAAGAAGAAGCGTATTGATAAGGCGCTTATGCAGGAAGTAGTAATCGGACTTGTGGCTATGTGTGGCGCAAATGACGATGCAGGAATCAGTGAGATATTCGATGACCTTAGTGACGAAGAAGAAGATCATGTTTGGAGATTCTTTAATGGTAAGCAACAAACTCAAATCAGAGCAGCATCAAATAGGAAGGGGAAGTAAATGAGTGGATATGATAACAACAACCGTGGATCAGTTTGGAAGAACGAAGACCGTAAGTCTGAGTCACACCCGCAGTTTAAGGGTAGTGCTGAAGTGAATGGCGTTGAGTACTGGGTATCTGGCTGGTTACGTAAGGCAGATGCTAATCCTAAAGCGCCTGCTATGTCGTTTAGTTTCACTGTTAAAGATCAGCAGACAGCTAAGTCTCAGCCAACAGTAGCTCCAGTTAATGATTTTGACGCAGATGGCGACATTCCGTTTTAAATAGTGACCGACAATATTAATACGCCCACCAAGCCTCTCGTAGAAGCTCAAATTGTGTGGGCATTTAGTCCCCGCTCTGCTTCGGTATCGGGCTTGCATGACACTACGGAAAGACGTGTAGGCTAGTGGGTAAGCCGTTATGAAAACGTGTGATGGTCACGTTAAAGCCAACCTAGTTAACGCTAGAACCCATCACCTAATTCAATATGGTACCCTCGTAGATAAGGGTACCAAAAAAGCCCACTTGTTTAAGGTGGGCTTATATCAATACATCGCATGAGGGGAACCATGAAAACGATAGATACTGGGGTTAGCTTAATGGTAGCCCAAGCTAAAGGCAAGGTAAGTAACATCTCTTTAGCGAGAAGCTTTAAAGTGCATTCACATCAGGTGCAAAGGTGGCGCAGTGGTAAGGATATGAAAGTGTCACTTGCTATTAAGCTGGCTGAATATTTTAATATTGAAGTTGCTGAGTTTCTTGCACTGGGTGAAGAAGATGGCGGACATTAAATATTTAATTACGGTGGATAACGTCAAGAGTGAAATGGTAGAAGTGTGGGAGACCACCAATAAGGGCTTACGAAGTGGTGAGCCTGTCGCTCTTACTCTTGGTCGTGTGAAGGGTAGTAATGCTCAGTCTAGGTGTTATCACGCTCAGATAGCTGATTTCGCCAAGCAGGTGTTTCCTATGGGAAATAAACACAGCATTGCAGCATGGAAGGAACTGCTGGTGTTCGACTTTGCTAGGGAGAAGCTAGCGATGGGTGAGCCTCTTAAAGAGGGTAATTCATGGATACCTAGTTTATGTGGTACAGCTATGATACCAAGCAGGCCAGCAACTAGCAGCTTTGATAAAGATGTTAGGTCAGGCTTTATAGAGTATCTGTTCGCTAAAGGCACTGAGTACAGTGTAGAGTTTACCGATAAGACTATGGCTGATTACGAAACTTATATAGGAACGAAGAAATGAGCGCATGGATTGATATAGAAAAAGTAATGCCTCAAGAGCGTGTAAGTGTTTTGATGGTAAATGATATGGACTGGTTTTTTAGTGGTTTTGTCATTAATGGGCGTACATATACAGATGACGGTATAGAGATCGAAGATATAACTCACTGGCAAATATTACCTACGCCACCACCTTATGTCGAACGCTAAGAAGAAATGTAGGCACTGTAAGCAGTATTCCATAGCTGAGTCGGGCGTAAAAGTCCCCCTCGGCTTTTTCTGTTCTATGGCCTGTGTGATTGAACATGGTAAAAAGGGCGCTAGAGCAGCCTCAGACAAGCGCAAGAAAGAAACCCTGACCAAGTTAAAGACAGAGCTTAAAACAGCCTCACAGTGGCGCGTAGAAGCTCAAACAGCCTTTAACGCATACGTCAGGTACCGTGATAGGGACTTACCTTGCATAAGTTGTGACGTTACGGGTACAAATGACAGTCTAGGCGGGTACTTTGACGCTGGGCACTACCGATCAAGAGGCTCCTCTCGCCATCTGAGCTTTAATTTACACAACTGCGCGAAGCAGTGTTCACGATGTAACCGTTATTTGGGTGGTAATATTGTGGCGTATCGCCTCAAGCTTATAGAGCGTATTGGCATCGAGCGCACTGAAAGCCTGGAGCACAACAACGACATTGTAAGGCATGACATAAAATACCTTAGAAGGGTCAAGCAGATATTCACCAGGAAACTTAAGCTCAAGAAGAAAATGCACAGTTAACGGACAGGTTCTATACATAAGTGTGGACATCACATACAGAACTGTATAGAATACCCTAACACTAACAAGAAGGGGTTACCGTGATAGACAAGCCAATCAACAACCAAGACAAGTCAGCATGGTGTGAGTACGGAGATAAGACTGAGGTTGAGTTTGTATCGAAGATGCTGGCATCGAATTGCTCTGTATTTATGAACCCTGCAAAGGCAGAGAATAAGTACACACATGACTTCTTTATCGTAATGCCATCTGACCTAAAGACCATTAGGACTAGGTTTAGGACTTCAGACAGGTATGGTATCAATAGTCACTCAGCAATAACGCTAAACAAGAAGGATGTTGACAGGTATGTATCTAAATACCCGCATATCATCATCATATTTGACGTTAAGTACGATGATTTCGCTCGGTTATGCTATGCGCCAATAAGGGATATACAAAAGGCTATATCTAGGGGTGCTGCTAAGTTGCATACGTACAATGAAAGGGTGAATGATAACTCTGGTAATGCCAAAGAATCGTATGTACTTGATTCGATGTGGTTTAAGGAGCTATAAAAAAGCCCCTTGACCGTAAAAGATCAAGAGGCTAGAATGGGTGTGTTGGTGACGGGGTTGTAGCCCCAATCGAGCCAGCGAAGTCAGAGAAGAAAACTAGCGCCAACACAGGCGTAGTGTATCATCCGCTCTTATGCGGTGCAATCCCTTCTCATTTTCGCATGCTTGAACCAACATAATATGTGGGTTTATTTAGCGTTGCCACTCGAAAAAACAAAGCTCATGCCAACCACTGGCTTAAAACGTGGGATAGCAATCACGCACAGGAATGATGGGACTGATCAACGCAGCGCAATGCCGAGATACAAACCTAGATAGCGGACACACACAGAAGGGGGCAGACCAGCCCATCACGGATGATAAATGGTTTAGGCAAATTGTGTGATTGGATCAAGCAAATAGCATATTGTTGGTAGGTATATCTAATAGGTGTCCCTAACCATCTTAATGAGAAGTATTGCCTGAAGAAAGTGGAGAATAATAATGATGATGGATCTTAGACCGCACCAAACGCAATCAATTGATATGCTTAGGAACTCGCTCAGTAAGGGGCTAAACAGGCCTTTATTGGCAGCACCAACAGGATTTGGTAAGACGGTAGTAGCCGCACAAATAGCAATGATGGCAGCAAAGAAGGGTAAACGAGTGATGTTTATCTGTGACCGCATTAAGTTAGTACAACAGACACTGGAGACATTCGATAGATTCGGTATCGATGTTGGCGTTATGCAGGGTAACCATGAGCGCACTAACCATAGCGCACCTGTACAGATAGCTTCTATACAGACCCTAGCACGTAAGCAGCACCTTCCTATATTCGACATCTGCATCATGGATGAAATCCACTCGCTACATAAAGCGCATAAGAACCTAATGGAAGTGTATAACAACCTGCCATTCATCGGCTTATCAGCTACGCCTTACTCTAAGGGGCTGGGCAAGTACTTCAATGACCTACTGGTACCAATCACTACAGAGCAGCTAATAGACCAAGGCTACCTATGTGAAGTGGATTACTATGGAGGTCGTAAGGCTAACCTAGATAGCGTTACTCGCAGGGCACTTCCTACGGGTGGCACTGACTATGACCCTAAGTCACTGTCTGATGCTACCGAGAAGGACGAAAAGCTGGTGGGTGACATCATCAAGAACTGGCTTAAGTGGGCTGAAGGTCGTCAAAGCATAGCGTTCGCACCTAGTATCAGGCACTCAAAGGAGTTAGTGAAGCAGTTCAACGAGGCTGGCATCACTGCAGAGCACATCGATGGGTACATGGACGAAGAAGAGCGTGAGGTTATATACAAGGCTCATGATAACGGTGAGTTTATGATACTGTCATGTAGTCGGCTATTAAACACAGGCTATGACGCACCAAGGGTTAGTTGCTGTATTGACTGTTTTCCAACTTCCAGCAAAATTGTGTACCAGCAGAGAATAGGCCGTGTGCTCAGAATATCAGAAGGCAAGGAAAAGGCTATAGTACTGGATCATGCAGGTAACTATGGACGCCACGGGCCAGCAGAATCGATTGTGCCAGACGTACTGGATGACGGTAATCAGCGGTATAGCGAGAAGGATCTACTTAAGAACAAGAAGGAGACCAAGGCTAGACAGTGCCCACAGTGTACGCAGCAGATGTGTGGCGTTCGTTGTAAGTGTGGATACGAGGTGCCCATGAAGCAACGTGAGATGGAGTCTACTAACGAGATGTTGACTAAGCTGTCACCTGAGCAACGTAACCGTAAGCATACCAAGGAAGATAAAACCAAGTTCTACAGTGAGCTGCTTTTGTACACTAGGGGCAAGAACTACAAAGATTCCTGGGCCTCACATAAGTATCGTGAAAGGTATGGGGTATGGCCTAACGCAATCCAGCCTCAGATGGTAAACGGTATCTCTGATGATACTCAGAAGTACATAACAAGCAGTCAAATACGTTGGGCAAAGGGAAGGGGTAAGGTCGCATGAGCGTAGAAGCAATATTGATGATGCTAGAGGGAGTTAAGCCTAGCGGTAAGGGTAGATGGATGGCACTTTGCCCTGTACATGGTGACAAATCGCCAAGCATGGGCATTAAGGAATGTGATGATGGCACGGTGCTAATGAATTGCTTTGCTTGCGGTGCTAACGGAGTGGAGATAGCTGAGGCAGCAGGAGTTAATGTTAGTGAGCTATTCCCACCAGACTCAGATAGGCCTGCTGGCCCTACTAATGAGCAAAGGGCTACAATTGAGCAGGATAAAGTTATCATCATGATCTATCAAGCTGATCAGCGCGGAGGTCGTGAGCAATCACTCGCAGATTACCGTAGGTATAAGTTAGCCAGAGCAAGGCATCAGGCCATGGTTCCGCAGGATTACCTAGATCCTCATGCGCAATAAGGCAAAATAAAGCAAACCGCATTATAGGGGCAAATTAACCCTTATGTATCAAGGTCTTGAAAAGGCAAAACGAGTTAAAACGAGGTAAAAGTATATTATGACTGAATTAGAGAGGTTAGCACTTAAGCGTAAAGAAGCATTTGATGAGTACGATCAGATCTACGCATACAACAGGGCCACTGGCTCGTTAGATATGGCATCGATCATCACTGCATGCAACGCTGCTAATAACGCAGCACGTAGGTGGTCAGAAGAGCTAAGGCGGGTAGGAACAGCAACCTAATTACATATACTGTTGTACTTGTTGAAACAAATTGTTATGATCAGTTTCCGTAACTAAATGAGAGTACACAGTATGAGTGTTGTTAAACTAAAGCGCAGGCCAGAGGCAAAGCGTTCAGCAATCTACTTCCCTAACGATACCTACCTACGGGTAAAAGCCGTGGCAGACGAAAACGATTTATCGGTTAACGCTGTTCTGTTACAATTAGTAGAAATAGGGTTAGGAATTATCGATGCTAATGAAAGTAATGACTGAAGAAGAAGCAAAGCGATTCAAGGTAATTAAGGCGGCGGCTGAAAAGCTAAAGGGTCAGAAGGCCCATAAGATCCGTCACGCTATCGAGGAGAAGGAAGGCTATACCACGGCTATCCCACGGATATGATTTCAATCGAGTTTGATGTAGATAAGCTGCAACAGCAAATGGGTGCCAAAAGAGATCAGGTTCCTTTTGCCGTGGCTATTACTATTCAAAACTTATCATTTGCCGTTCATAAGGTGATCAAGAAGTCTGTTGATCAGTTTGATGGTGGCGCAACTCCATTTACCAAGAAGGCATTCAAGGTTAGGTTCGCTAGGTATAGCAAGAAGCGCCTATGGAACGAAGTTTACATCCAAGCTAACCGCCCTTACCTAAAGACATTGATGCGAGGTGGCACGGTTAAGCCACGTATCAGTAAGTTCAAAGGCACGGGATCTGCAAAGACTCTAGTTATGCCTGGGCAGGGCCAGAAAACCAATAAATATGGTAACTTAACCAAGAACTTCATAGCTAACCGCAAGCCAGAAAGATCTGGTGGTTCTTTTGTCGGGCCTAGTAATCCTAATGCAAAGTTCTTTATAGGGCACCCAGCAGGACAGAAGGCAACTGATAAGAACTTCGGTATGTACCGTAGAACTAAACGCGGTTTACGTATGGTTGTATTCATGGGTAAGCGTAAGCGCCCACAGAAGGCTATATGGAAGGCTGATAAGATTGCCGAGAACTATGTTAGGCGTAGAGCTGACACAATCTTGCGCAAAAGCCTAGACCATGCAATGAAAACCGCTAGGTAAAACTATCCCACGGCTATCCCATGGATATATTTTACTATCCCATGGCTATCCCACGGGTGTTTTTTAATCCCCGTTTGGTGATTGTTCCGTAGAATCCTGGCCCAAATCCCCCAATCCTCAGCTATATGGGCGTTTTACTATCCCATGGCTATCCCATGGCTATCCCACGGCTATCCCATGGGTGTCCATTTGACCCCATTTGGGTCACATTTGATCACATTTTAACCAGTATTCAACTAGTCTAATATACCAAATGCTCTAAGCGTGAGCTATATGGGCGTTTCGTCCAGGCATCGACCTAAACCCGCCTAAAATCCCTATAGTTAAATAAATACCAAATAATATGGCCCGTTTTTATTTATTGCCTTTTGTTTGGCTTGCGTGGTATTTACGCGCCCCCGTTTCATTTAGACTTGTTTAATATATTGTTTAATATTTTGTTGCACTAACTAGCAATAGGCGCTAATATGCACTTACTGAAGTAAACAAACAAAGAAGGCCTGAATTATGAGCAACAAAACCCGAACAATAATTAGACTACGAAACGCCGATAGAATGCGCCGCGCTGCTAATCCTACTAGCTTGATTATTGCTAAAGCAGTACTAGGCGTTTTGATCATTATTGCACTAGGCCTATTTGCTGTTAGTGCTGCAGTTAACTTCAATATGCATCAATCTAACTATGACGCCGAAAACGTATGTATAGCGCATTGGATATCGCAAGGCGTGGAACGTGCCGATATTATCCGCGTTTCTGGCACTTGTTCAGTATCTAAATAATAAAATCTAGGAGTTTATACCATGTTAAAACGTACGCAATTAAACCAGTTCGATACCTACAACCTATTAACAAAGGCCGCATTGATGCGCTTGGCGCGTGACTTGCACGGCGTAAAGGGGGCATTGTTAGCGGATCCATTAAGCAATCCTAAAGTAGCAAAGAACGCCAAGGAAAACGGCGTTTTAACATTCCCTTTACATTTAGCGCCTGCAGATCTGAGCGGGTTTAATACTTGCGCCATGGCTTCTGCAGGTTGTAAGGCCGCTTGTTTGCATACTGCAGGCAATCCCGCGTATATGTCTGGCAAGAATTCTGCACGTATCGCCAAAACCCGCTTATATTTTAATGATAGGGCGCTATTTATTGCCATTCTATACAAAGAGGCTATAGCGGCGCGTAATAAGGCGGAAAAACAAAGCATGGCGATTGCATTTAGATTTAACGCCACTAGCGATATCAAATGGGAAAACGTAAAGCTTGAGTTTGTTGGCGTACGAATGAGCGTTATTGATGTTATTAAGTCGGCGGTACCTGCAGCTAAATTTTACGACTATACAAAGCTGCCAAATAGAACCACGCCTAGTTTTTATTCCCTCACGTTTAGTTTATCAGAATGCAATGATCAATTAGCCGCAAGCGAGGCCATACGAGGCCATAACGTGGCGGTCGTATTCGATACAAAGCGAGGCCAACCGCTGCCAAGTCAACACACAATAAACGGCGTTATTATTCCCGTTATTGACGGGGATCAAACCGACTATAGGCCAGACGATAAACAAGGCGTAATTGTAGGCCTACGCGCAAAGGGTGACGCTATAGGCGATGCAAGCGGCTTTGTACGCTCTGCCAATCAATCCGTTTTTATAGCGGCTTAAACGATAATTTAGGGGGTTTAATATGAAAGTATTAATTGATAAAACATATCTTGAGCTACTGCAGCGCGAATCTGAGTTGTTAGAGTTAGTCGAAATAATGGGTTTGTTAACGCCTGCAGATTGGGAACAATTGTGGGCGCGCCATGAATCGGAAACGGAACAAATGGAAGGCGAGGAATATTAATGGAAACTATAAGCGTTAAAAGCGATACACAAAGCAGTGTAATAGATTGTTTTGGCCCGTGGGATGGTGAGTGCGTTTGCAGGTGCCAGAATGATGACGGGGCGATATTCTTGGCTTGGCACGACTCACGCACCGATAAAACGTGGGCCGATGTTGTGGCAAGTGTAACGGCTGATTATTTCGGCGGGTTTAAAATATTCCAGCTATGGGAAATATCGGCCTATAGAGAACAAAAGCAGTATTTAGCAGGGGATCTATAATGCGCCGTATAGAGTTTAAACGGGTAAAGGTTGGTGCTGAGTTTAATAGCAGCGGCAATAAATGGCTTAAGCGTTCAACGCGTACGGCGGTTTTATTAGAGCCGATAGCATATGCGGGGACGTGGTTTTATTTCGCAATGAATCAAAGAGTGGTGGTTTTATGAATCATAATGAGGGGCGCGCAATGCAATATAATATTGAGGGAATAACAGTGACTAAAACTATAGTTAAGGGGCCATTATCAAGTTTTGATACAACTCAAGCTGAAGCCATAGTGTGGGAGGCTTTACACGCGGCGCGGGAGTTGTTGATACCTGAAGGCATAGAACACCATGACGATCAATGGGGGGGCATATGTACAGCCATGGCGTGGATCAATGAGGCTTTAGATAATGCGGGGGCTGAATGCGATGTATAGTGACAAGGATATATATGGAAGCGCGCTCGCTCAAATCGGCGGCGCGTTAACAATGGTCTCTATTTGTTTTGGCCTTGCCTTGCTCATAGGATAGCCACCACCACGCCACACAATACCCGCTAATACGCGGGTTTTTTTATGCCTGCAGTTTATGCGCCGCTATAGATCCACGCGCCAAGCGCCCCATATTTACCTAGATCCATGGCAACGCCACGCAATCCCCTAAAAATTATATTATATATTCCGTTATATATGCCCCCCTCTAATCTATTGGCCCTAGCGCCTATAAATGCCTAGCACTCATTAAGCTGGTTAGACGATCAATACCACCAACTATATCCCTGTAGTGGGGTAGCTAATACGCTATGCCTGCAGCTTGTGAGGGCCGCCAGGACTACATGAATTTATCTAATGATTGGCAAGAATTGTGCCAAGTGTTTACATGCAGTATGCGTGATACTTAATGTTTGTCCTCCTGTATGGGCGTGTAAGGGACGCAATAGTTATGCCTATACTTTGCGTGGGGTGGGGCTAGGACGGCCTGTGAGGGGGCAGCCAGGCACCTCGATGGAGTCAAAAAGAGCTAGGTTCTTTGGGGGCTGAGGCCCGTGGGTCATTTCGCACCTCGCGTTAAGTTTAGCGACATAATAACCAAAACCTAATTCACCATAGTAAATGCCTAATTTTTATGTATAATTGTACTCAACTATTGTTGGAGGAAATATGGCCTATCAAAAGACCACAGGATCGACAGGTGGCGTTAAAGTAGGATCAACGTATGACGAAGCTAGAACAAGGAAGGTAAACGCTGAAGCCGAAGTGGCAGAACTGCACCTAGAAACCATACATGGTAGATTGATGCCAACCGAGGACGTTATAAAAGAATGGGAAGGCGTACTGGTAGCACTAAAAGGCAAGTTGCTAGCACTGCCATCTAAGATAGCACCCGTTCTCGCATCAGAGACAACCACTGCAGGATGTAAGTCAGTGTTGGAAGATGTGATCAACGAAGCACTAGAGGAATTATCGAGCTATGACCCCACAACAGATGTTGCTGAACACGCTGAAAGTGCTAAAGCCACCGCCAAAATTAAGCGTAAGTCAGTGGGCCGATCAAGAAAGACGCCTTGACTCTCAAACCAGTGCCGAGCCTGGCAGGTGGTACACATCGAGAGCGGAATACCAGCGCGGCATAATGGATGCTTGCTCTGACCCGACCATACCTGAAGTAGTAGTGATGGCGGCAGCTCAGTTAGGCAAGACCGAGGCTATCTTAAATATCATCGGCTTCCACATGGATCACGATCCGAGTCCTATTCTTGTTCTGCAGCCTACGCTGGATATGGCACAGTCATTCTCTAAGGATCGTGTAGCCAACGGCCTCATTAAATCTACGCCCTGTCTAACTGCTAAGGTTAACGAAGCTCGTTCGCGTGATTCTGGCAACACAACTCTGCACAAGCTATTCCCTGGTGGCTCTGTATCGATAGTGGGCGCTAACTCACCTTCAGGTTTGGCGAGTCGTCCGATACGATTAGTACTCTGCGATGAAGTGGATCGCTATCCCGCTAGTGCTGGATCAGAGGGTGACCCTATTCAGCTAGCAAGGAAACGTGCGGCTACCTTCTGGAACCGTAAGATCGTGATGGTGTCTACGCCGACCAACAAAGGCAACAGTCGAATCGAGTTCGCATACGAAAACTCAGACCAGCGTAAGTATTACATACCGTGCAAGCACTGCGAGCATCTACAGGTGATGAAGTGGAAGAACGTAAAGTGGATTGACGATGACCCTGACACCGCTAAGTACGAATGTGAGGAATGCGCTGTCTTATGGACTGACGCTGACAGAGTGTGGGGGATACGTAACGGCGAATGGCATGCTACTAAGGAGATGAAGGGTGTAGCTGGATTTGCCATATCAGCACTTAACTCACCGTGGACACCATTGCCTGATGGAGTTAGGGACTTTCTGCTGGTTAAGAAGAATCCTGAGCAATTGCGAGTGTGGACTAATACATACTTAGGCGAGACTTGGGAAGATCAGGGCGAGACCGTAGATGATTATCTGCTGTATGAGCGCCGTGAAGAGATGAAGTACGTGCCAGACGATGTGGTGTTCCTTACCTGTGGCGTTGACGTACAGGATAACCGACTTGAACTGTCAGTGATTGGCTGGGGCCGTGATGACGAATCATGGGTGATTGACCATAAGACACTGTATGGCGACCCCTCGACTCCTCAGTTATGGACTTCTCTTGATTCATTCCTGTTTGCTAGGTATGAGACTGCTTCTGGCAGGGATATGGGAATTAGAGCCACTTGCGTTGACTCAGGCGGTCACTTCACTAACTCGGTGTATTCTTACTGTAAGAAGAACTATGGGCGAAGAGTGTTCGCTATCAAGGGTATTGGTGGTGAGGGCAGGGCGATAGCGGGTAAACCGTCTAAGAATAACACTGTACGGTGCCCACTATTCCCTATTGGCGTAAACACGGTTAAGGACTTGTTGTTCTCTCGGTTGCGCATCGCTGAAGAGGGGCCAGGATATATTCACTTCAATGATACCTTAGACAATGAATACTTCAGGCAGCTCACTGCAGAGAAGATTGTCACCCGATATCACCGTGGATACTCTAAAAGAGTGTTTGAAAAGATACGTCCAAGGAACGAAGCTTTGGATTGCATGGTGTACGCACTCGCTGCATATGCTATTATGAATATAAATGTCAACACTATGGCTGATCGTCATGAAAAAGAAGCGGTTGAGTCTGATGTTGAGAAAGTACCTGAAGAGTATTCGGCCCCACGTAAACCGTTTGTGCCAAAGACCAAGGGTGGATTCCTTAATTCATGGCGGTGATAATATATGGCTAACGCGTTCGATGTAGCAAATGCCCCCGAAGGCGAACCTAAAGATATTGTTGTCGGTGACTTCATTCAGTGGAAGCGCACTGACTTAGAGAGTGACTATCCCGCAGCTTTATATACTGCAACATACATTGCAAGATCCGCACTAGGCGGTGACAATGAGTTCAAGACAGTAATGACGGCATATGTGGCTGCAATTAGCAGTTCCGCTTCATCTGCTTACGCCAAGGGTGATTACCAGTGGCAGTTGGAGATTCTTCGCAACTCTGATAACGAGCGACTTGTTGTAGGCCGAGGCACATTCACTGTGCTTGCTGACCTAGACTCAGAAGAAGATCCCCGTACTCATGTAACTATCATGCTTGGTAAGATCGAGTCATTGTTGTCTGGTAAAGCAGACTCTGATGTGGCTCAGTACTCCATTGCGGGTAGGTCACTAACTAAACTGACGTTTACTGAGATGTTGCAGGCCAGAGATTACTACCGAAATGAGGCTGCTAGGGAAAAAGCAGTATCTAATGCTAAACAAGGCCGCAAAGGTGGCGCAACTGTTAAGGTAAGATTCTAATGGGAATTCTAGACATATTCCGCAGTACAAAGACAGACGCTAAACCTAGACGAGTACGAAATTACTCAGGTGCGGCAACATCAAGGTTGTTTTCATCCAGTTTCGGTTCCTCAGAGCGTAGTGCAGACAGTGAACTGCAGTCAGCATTACCTAAGCTAAGGTCTCGCTCAAGGGACTTGGTTCGTAATAACGAGTATGCCAAGCGGTATATGAAGCTACTACGCAACAACGTCATTGGTAAGAATGGATTTAATACTCAGGTTAGGGCATTTGGAGGCGACACTAAGTTGGATCAGCCTGCTAACCAGCTAATTGAGTCTAAGTTTGCCCGATGGTGCAGGTTAGGTAACTGTACGGTAGATGGTAAGCTATCATGGATCGATGTACAGAAGTTGGCTACCGAGACACTGGCCCGTGATGGTGAAGTGTTTATTATCAAGCACCGTGGTGCAAGCTTCCATGATTCGTTCGCTCTTGAGTTCGTAGAGTCTGATCAGGTAGATGTTGCCTTTAATCGCAAAGCTCAAGGTGGCAATGAGATCCGTATGGGTGTTGAGCTTAACCAGTTCAAGAAGCCTATTGCGTATTACTTCCTTCAGGCACATCCTGGCGATGCCAACTTCTCCTCAATGACTGTTAAAGAGAAATACACTCGCGTCACTGCCGATAAAGTTATCCACTTGCTTGAGCCTACTCGCGTAGGTCAGACTCGCGGTGAGCCGTGGTTGACTGCATCGATGGCGGCAATGAATCAGTTAGGCGCTTTACGTGAGGCAGCTATTGTAAATGCCCGTATTGGCGCATCTAAGATGGGTTTCTTCACCTCTTCAGGCGGTGATGGTTTCGTGCCAGACGATATGGCTGAAGATATTCCTATTATGGAAGTAGAACCAGGCACTATGCACCAACTACCTGTTGGCGTGGACTTTAAGTCATTTGACCCGCAATACCCTAACAATGAGTTCGATGGCTTCCATAAAGCTGTCCTAAAGGGTGTAGCTGTAGGCTTAGGGCCAAGTTACCCATCATTATCTGGTGATTTAGAGGGAGTGAGCTACAGTTCTATCCGTCAAGGCGCGTTAGACGAGCGAGATTACTACGAAAACGTGCAAGAATTCCTGATTACTCACTTAGTTAGGCCTGTATTTGAGGCTTGGCTTGGATCTTCAATGGAAATGGGCACTTTAGGTATTCCTGTATCACGGTTTGACCACTTTGCAGACGCTGCTCAGTTCAGAGGCCGTGCTTGGAGCTGGGTTGATCCTCTTAAGGAGATGAACGCAGCAGTTACTGGACTGAAGAATGGTGTATTGTCGTTAGATGATGTCGCTAGTCAGTATGGTAAGGACGTTGAGGAGCTACTTGGGCAGATCAAACGTGACAAGGCTTTGGCCTCACAGTTCGGTATTAAGTACGCAATGGAGCCATTTGGCGGTAATTTAGAGAAAGTAGCGCCAGATATTACCGATGATGACTAAAAAATGGTAGAATCGGGTTAAATGCCTTTAGGAGCATGTTATGAGCGAAGAAATAGCTGAGGAAGTGGTCGAAGAGATCCGTTCCGAAGAAGTAATTGAAGAAGTGGTAGTCGAGGACACTGTAGAAGAGCGTTTCGACACTACGATTGTGCAGCATCGAGCTGGTGTTGCTCAGGCTGATCACATTAATGAGGACTCACGTACTGTTGAAATTGCTATTTCCAGTGAAGAGCCTGTATCACGTTACTTCGGTAATGAAATATTAGACCATTCTAAGAAATCTATTGATTTGGAGTTCTTGGCATCAGGTCGCGCCCCTTTGCTATTGGATCACGATCCAGAGAAGCAAATTGGTGTTATAGAATCTGTAAGCTTGGATAGCTCGGCCCGAAGACTACGGGCGACAGTGCGCTTTGGAAAAGGTGTACTTGCTAAAGAAGCATTTACTGATGTTGTAGATGGTATCAAGGCTAATATTAGTGTTGGTTACCGTATCAACGAATTAAAGATGGTTAGTAAAGGCGGTAAAGACGATGAGGCAACTTATCGCGCCGTATCTTGGCGACCTGTCGAAGCAAGTTTGGTATCTATCCCCGCCGATGTGACAGTCGGAGTTGGTCGATCTAGCGAACCTTCACCCATACCTATTATAGAAACTTCATTTAAGGAGGACACTATGTCCGAGATTGATATTGAAGCGGTGAAGGCTGACGCCATGAAATCCGCACAACGTAACGCAGCACAAATTGTTGAGCTAGGTGCCCGACATAACAAGAGTGATATGGCTCGTAAAGCTATCGCTGATGGAACTACTATCGAAGAATTCCGTGGTGAATTACTAGAGAGTGTTGGTTCTACTCGCGGCTTAGAAGCTAAGGACATCGGCATGAAGAAGGAAGAAGTTAAACGCTTCTCTCTAGTTCGCGCTATCCACGCTCTTGCTAACCCAACTGATCGCCGTGCTCAAGAAGCTGCTGCATTTGAATTTGAATGTTCACGCGCTGCTGCTGAAAGCTATGGTCGCACTGCACAAGGCATCATGCTTCCTGCTGAAGTAATGCGCAACTGGAAGAAACGTGACTTGAACTCTTCTGATGAATCAGAATTGTTCACTGACGACTTCCGTGCTAGCGACTTCATTGACGTTCTACGCAACTCATCTTCTGTTATGCAGGCTGGTGCCCGTGTACTAGGTGGTTTGTCTGGTGACGTTAAGATTCCTAAGAAGACTGCTGCTGCAACTGCTGCTTGGATCGCAACTGAAGGTGGCGCTGCCACTGAAAGCGAAATGACTGTAGGTCAGGTTAGTTTAACACCTAAGACTTTAGGCGCATTTACTGACGTAACCCGCCAGCTATTGATTCAGTCAAGCATGGACGTTGAGAACTTGATCCGTGACGATCTAGCACAAGCTTTGGCACTTGCCATCGACTTAGCTGGTTTGGAAGGTTCTGGATCTAGCGGTCAGCCAACTGGTATCTTGAATACTACTGGTGTTAACACAGTTACTGCGTTTGCTGCTGCTAACCCTACGTTTGCTGAAACAGTAAGCTTAGAATCTGCAATTGCTAACGACAACGCCCTTATGGGTAACTTAGCCTACATCTTACCATCTGCAATGAACGGTGCTCTAAAGACCACTGAGAAGGCTTCTGGTACGGCTCAGTTTGTAGCTGGTGGTGGTGACATCAACGGCTATAAGGCGATTGTGTCTAACCAAGGTACGGCAGGCAACATGTACTTCGGTAACTTCAACGACTTGTTGATTGGCCTATTCGGCGGACTTGACCTTACTGTTGATCCGTATACTCACAGCACCTCTGGTACGATCCGTATCGTTGCGTTGCAGTCAGTAGACGTAGCAGTACGTCATGCTCAAAGCTTTGCTTTCGGTAACGATGGCTAATAGCCAAGATAGGGGGCCGTAAAACGCCCCCTTTTATTTTTGGAGTATTGTTATGAAGTATGAAGTAATTAGCGGTTGTGTAATCGCAGGTAAGACATTTAGAGCTGGTTCTATTACTGAGATTAGTATAGATACCGCAAAGATTTTAGTTTCTATGGGTCGTGTTATCGCTCATAAGGACGAACCAAAGACAAAGACGGAAAACAGGTCTATGGGATTGGAAGTATCTTCCGAAAAGCCTAAGACTCGTTCCCGCAAGAGCAAATAGTGGCAGTAGAGACATCGGCGGAGCGTCTACTATTGCTACAAGACTTTGGCGTAACTGCTAACTGGTCTAGGGGTACTGTTGTTGGTATATTCGACAATTATTACTCTGACGATGATGGTGGTGGTGGTACTGCGTTTGCAATGTCACAGCCTAGATTCTTTTGCCAGAGCAGCGACATAGTCGGCCTATCTAATGGTGATGAACTAGAGGTTGGAGGCGTTGACTACTACGTCCGTATAACTATGCCCGATGGCAATGGTATGACTGAATTGGCTCTGGAGCTGAAGTAATGGCGCATTTACGTAGGTTGATCAGAGATAACGTAGTTACTACCCTAACAGGGCTATCTACGACAGGATCTAATGTATTTAAATCCAAAAGCTATCCATTAACTTCGGATAGGCTGCCAGCTCTAGGTATATTTATAAAGGGCGAGGAATCAGACTATTCCACGGCTGGGTCACCGCGTTCAATACAGCACACATTGAATATGAGTGTGGAGATTTACGTCAAAGGCTCAACAGGGTATGATGATACATTGGATGCAATATCTGAGCAGGTAGAGGCAGCTTTGTACACGGATTTAAAACGTGGCACTTATGCACTGGATACTCAGGTAACGGGATTCGACTCAAGTTTTAGCGTTGAAGGTGAACAGCCCATCGCTGTAGGTACTTTATCAATAATGGTTAGGTACAGGTCTATTGAAGGCTCGCAAAGCCAGTAGTAGAGTAATAGTTTAAATAAACGCGCAGTGGCGCATTGGAGAAGTTAAATGGCTAGCCATACAGGTAATGACGGTTCAGTTTACGTTGGTAGCAATGCAGTCGCTGAGTTGATAGATTGGTCTGTTGACACAACTGCTAATACAGTTAATGACACAGTTATGGGCGACTCTTGGGAGACTAGTAAAGTCACCACAAAAGCTTGGTCTGGCTCAATCAATGTTCAGTGGGATCCTTCTGATACTACTGGTCAGGAAGGCTTGAAAGAAGGCGATGAGGTTACCCTAAACATGTATCCTCTTGGCAACACTACAGGACTTGCGTACTTTTCTGGTGCAATTCAAGTTACTGGTGTTAGCCGCACTGGTTCAAACCCTGAAATCATTAAGGCTTCAGTTAGCTTTACTGGTAACGGCGTTTTGACCCAAGGCACTGTAGCGTAATATGATCAAGCTAATTGATGTAGCTGTTGCGGACTTTAGTAGCCATGTAATACGTACATTAGAAATGCCAGAGTGGGATACTACGCTTTACGCGAAGAATCTCACTTTGGATGACAAGGCCAAGTGGCTTGGTCGTGCGGATGGCGATACTACAGATTACTTATGTTACTCTGTTATTTTCGGTGTTACCGATAAAGAAGGGGAGCCAGTATTTGATATTGCAGCAAAAACCCTGCTTCGCACCAAGGTTAATCCAGATCTTGTTTCACGTATAGCCAACTTCGTGTTAGCTATACCCGATAAGGCCGAGGCCGACCGCGAAAAAAACTGATAGATGACCAAGGCACCCCGACTGAGTTATACTTAATGTACAATTTAGCCGAACACCTTGGTCAACCACTATCGACCATATTAGATATGACAGTGACTGAATTCAATCACTGGTTTACGTATCTAAGAATAAAGGGTGAACGGCAACAGGGGAAAACTTGATGGCGAGCACCACAGAAACAGTAATTAGAATTAGCGCCAAGGATGAAACCTCCCGCGCTTTTAATTCCGTCAACGCAAGTATGCGTAAAACCCAGAAGGAAATGTCTGGGACTACCAAACAGCTTCGCTTTATGCGTGGCGGTTTCGGCCAAGTAGGACATCAAGTTCAGGATATAGCAGTGCAGCTCCAAATGGGGCAAAACGCTATGCTTATCTTCGGACAGCAGGGATCTCAAATAGCATCACTCTTCGGCCCACACGGAGCCATCATAGGCGCGTTCCTTGCTGTTGGTGCTGCTCTTAGTACTGCGCTTTTACCTGCGATATTCGACTCTAAGGATGCCCTTGAGGAGCTAAAAGACGCTCAAGATTCTCTTAATAAGGTATTTAAAACAGGTAAGGGTGACGTATTCACCATCACGGAGGAGTACCTTGCTCTTTCTAGGGCTGCATCAGGTATTGCTGAATTACAAGTAGCTAGTGCTGTAAATAATGCAGCTATCGCTGTTAGAGCTTCTGTCCAAGCCATAAGAGACTCGTTGGAAGTTGCTGCTGGAGATATGATTGATTGGGGTAGTGACGTAACTCAAGCAATGGAGCTTCTTGTTAGGCTAGAAACAGGCGTAAAAGGCGCTAGAGAGTCACTGTTAAATTTTGATGGGGAAAGAGCAAGTGTTGGTGATCTGAGGGATCTTGACGATGCCCTCGGTGATCTTATGGGTAAGTTTAAGATTAATGAGACTGAGGCTGTACTACTACTTGAGACCCTATCTAGTATAAAAAATGCCACTCCTACTGATGAATTTAGCGAAATGGCTAAGGCGCTTTCTACCATTAAAGGGAATACTGTATTTGACGCCTATATAAATCAGATACCAGAACTTCTAATGGCAACTGACTTAGCTATAAGGAAGGCTGGTGAGTTAAAAGAGGCTATTTGGGATAGCTCTGGTAAGGATCAGGGATTCAAGAAGGCGCTAAAGGCACCGCAAGAAGACATATTAGCTAAAATAGCAGAGAAGAAGAAGCAGGATAAGCTTGAGGACGCCAGGAATAAGCAGCGCCTAGATTCAGCCCAGCTATTGCTCAAAGAATCTCAGAGGTTGGATAAGGAAGCTAAGAAGCAAGCTGAGGAGAAGTTAAGGTCGGATAAGAAGTTAGCTGATCAGGCGTTTAATGATAGAGCACTAACATCATCAGCGTTAATGGAAGAGGCAGATAGGTTAATTGAAGAAGACAAGAGGGCTGCTGAATCACATGCCCGTAAGTCTGAATCTGCCGAGAATGCAGCGCACCGAATAATAATAGCTGCAATGAGTGAAATGAAGCAGGTAGGTCAGTTAGCTGAAGATGCTAGGGATAAAATAGAGAGTGATAACGAGCTTGGGCTTCTTACTGAAGAGACATATAAGCAGTCTTTGTTAGCTATAGAGTCTAAGTACTTAGAGGACATAGGCGCAATACAGCTTGCAGCGTCTGAAGAGAAAGACCGTAGGCGTGAGGAAGAGCATGCAAAAGACCTAGCATTACTGGAAGCAAAGAAGGCCATAGGCCAAGAGACCGTACAGTCTGCAAAAGGCGTGTTCGCCTCTCTTTCATCTTCCATGGAACAAGGTACGGCGGCTCAAAAGGCGATGTTCGCTATAGAGAAGGTGCTGGCAATATCATCCATCCTAATCAATACAGAGAAAGCGGCGATAGCTGCGGCAGCAAATGACGCGGCGTTGGGCGGGTTCTTAGGTTTTATGGCATCTTCTTCTGCAGTAAGGGCGGTAGGTTATGCTTCTGCTGGTGTGGTTGCTGGTACTGCTCTAGCCTCATTTGAAGGCGGTGGTTTCACTGGCAATGGCATACGTGCTGGTGGCTTAGATGGTAAGGGCGGCAAGATCGCCATGGTTCACCCTAACGAGAAGATCATAGATATGGAGAAGGGCGGTGACGCTAGAGCAGTTAATGTTACCTTCAACATACAGGCCAACGACACCAAAGGATTCGATCAGCTACTAGCCTCAAGGCGTGGTACAATCGTTGGAATAATCAACCAAGCCATGAACAATCGCGGTAGAGCGGGAGTCGCTTAATGACGTATCCAACAACCCCTAAATTTACCGCTGTCGGTATTGAATCAGTTGACCCTACTCTGGTATCTGAGGCGCTCAGTGGGCGTATTCAGAGCCGTAAGATAGGTAGCCAGAAGTGGAAGTTCACTGCCTCATACGCACCCCTAACACGTAGTGAATTTGCTCCTGTGTGGGCATTCTTAGCAAGTAAAAGAGGTCGCCATGGCGTCTTCACGATTATATTGCCTGAGTTAAGCACTACTAACGGAACAGCTACTGGCACAGTTACCACAACTGCAGCGGCAATTGGCGTATCTTCGGTGACGGTTTCTGGCTTAAGTGGAGTCCTCAAGGCAGGAGACTTCATTAAGTTCGCTGGACACGACAAGGTGTACGCTTTAACTGCAGATAGATCTGGCGCTGGTGCTGTTAGCATTGTGCCTGAGTTAGTTAGCGCGGTAGGTGCAGAAGAGTTAATATACGGATCGGTGCCGTTTACGGTACGCATGTCTAACGATGTTCAATCTTACAGCGTGGGTAAGGATATGATGTTCAGTAACGAAGTAGACTTCGTAGAGGCTATCTAATGAGTCGCGGTATTCACGCAGACGTTGTCACTGAGTTGGCTAAAGACGCCTTTAATATGGCTCACTTAGTAGACATAGACTTTGCTACGCCCATGTACTTAACAGACTACCGCCACGAATTAGTGGATAGTTCCCATACTTACGTATCAAGCAGCTACCTACTCTCAATGGGGGATGTTAGTGAGTCAACTGACTTGCAGGTAGGATCAATTAACATTGACCTGTCAGGCGTAGAGCAAGCGTATATTTCAATACTTCTTAGTGGTAACTATATTGATCGCAGGGTAACCATTAAACGGGCCTTGCTGACTACTACAGGCGCTGTAATTGGCGAACCGTTCATATTGTACGAAGGGCGTATAAGTGGGTTCAATATTGCCGATAGCGGATCAGATAGTGTGGTAAGGATTAGTGTGGCGTCACACTGGGCAGACTTTGAACGGGTTAATGGGCGAAGGACTAACGACAACTCTCAACAATCGGCATTTAGCGGGGACAAAGGTATGGAATTTGCCAGCGAGATAATTAAAGACGTTAAATGGGGCCGTACATAATGCCTATGATTTTTTGGTTTGTAGCTTCTTTGGTGGTTTCTTATGTAATAGCAGACGAGTTGGCGAAGGCAGCGAAACGTGCTGCTGAACAAGCTAATGGGTTGATGGCGAACAAAGACTCTAACGTAGCTTCCATAGCAGTTATATACGGAGAGCGTAAAGTAGGTGGCACCCGCGTATTTATAGCTAATAGCGGGGAAGATAATAAGTATATATACATCATACTTGTGCTGTGCGAGGGAGAGATTAGCAGTATAGGCGATATCTATCTTAATGATGACCTGTCCACAGATAGCAAGTTCAGTGGCCTTGTGACAGTAACCAAGTATTTAGGTACTGATACGCAAGTCGCAGACCCTACATTTATGGCTGCTAATATAGGGTGGACATCTGCTCATAGGCTTCGTGGCACTGCATATTTGGCTGTTAGGCTTAAGTGGGACACTGACGCATTCTCATCAGTGCCAACTATAAATGCTGTAGTTCAAGGGAAGAAGATATTTACTGGATCTACTACTGAGTACAGTGCTAATCCAGCGTGGTGCTGGAGAGATTACATGACTAACTCTAGGTATGGCAAAGGCCTACCAACGAGCTTTATCAATGACACATTGGTGGCATCTGCAGCAGCTAAATGCGATGAATCTGTAACTCCATACAGTGGTGGAAGCGCACAGCCAATATTCTCATGCAACGCGGTTATAGACACTAACGTAAAAATACTAGATAACGTAAAAGAACTTCTTTCTGGTATGCGAGGCCTTATGCCTTATCAGGATGGTCAGTACGGTTTAATTATAGAAGATGAAGGATCTTCAACATTCACCTTCGATGAGAGCAATATAATTGATAACTTCTCTTTGACCAGTGAAACAAAGAAGACCAAGTTTAATAGGGTTATAGCTACCTACACCAACCCTCTAGCTAACTGGCAAGAGGATCAGGTTCAGTATCCACTTTCAGGATCTGCACTAGAGGCTACTTACTTAGCTGAAGATGGTGGTACGGTATTAGAGAGCAGGATAGTCTTGCCTACAATAACAAGCAAATATACTGCGTTAGACATTGCAGAGATAGTCCTAAATAGGTCTCGTAATGGCCTAGTTGTTAGCTTTAATGCTACAAGTGAGGCACTTAATGTTGTTGTTGGTCAGGTTGTAGGAGTTACCCATAGCACCCCTGATTGGTCTAATAAGCCATTCCGTGTCGTTAATTTGGGTCTGTCACCAGAAGGAGCCGTGTCTGTAGATCTGATCGAGCACCAAGATAGTATCTACCCATGGTCGCTTAAAACTGAAGCAGATAATATACCTGATACGAATCTCCCAGACCCATTTAGTGTCTTGGCTCCTACTCCGTTTAGTGTAACAGAAGAGCTATATGCGACAGTAAACTCAAAAGGCACTCAAACAAGGGCTATATTCAATTGGACGGCACCAAATGATGCGTTTGTTAGTGATTATGAGGCCGAGTATAAGATTAACGGATCAGCTGGCTTTACGTTCATAACTAAAACTAGCGCACTTAGCGCAAGAGTGGAGGATATTGCTGCTGGCAGGTATGACTTTAGAGTTAGATCTGTTAACTCAATGGCCATAAAGTCTGCTTGGGCTTACCAATATAATAAGACCATATCTGGACTAACTGCGATACCAAGTGATCTGTCAAACTTCACAATAAGAGCATTGGATGGGCAGTGTCATATATCTTGGGCTAGAGTCGTTGATTTGGATGTTATTAATGGTGGGTATGTTCGCATACGTCACACTCCCCTCACCTCTGGCGCAGCATGGTCTAATGGGCAAGACATTGGAGAAGCAATAGCTGGTAGTCAAACATACACAGTTCTCCCTTTGCTTGCTGGAACTTATATGGCTAAGGCAGTTGACGAGGGCGGTAGGTTTAGCACAAATGCTAAGTTCTCCACTACAACAGTGCCAAACATTGTAGACTTTAACGCGGTAGAGACACTGACTGAACACTCATCATTTCCTGGCACAAAAACAAATATGGTTGTAGATAATGGCGTGCTTATATTAACTGGAGGGTTAACAGTTGCAGGTTCTGGTAGTTATATATTCTCTAATTCAATTGATTTCGGAGCATCTTACACTAGCCGATTGACTGCAAATATGAAATCATCAGTTGCCGAAGTTACTGATCTTATTGATAATAGAACAAACAATATAGACATTTGGCCTACCTTCGATGGTGAGTCAAGTGATGCAATAGTGATAGTTTTACAATTAAGGTCAACCTATGATAATCCATCATCAAGCCCAACTTGGTCAGATTGGGTGCCATTTTTAGTAGGCGATTACCATGCAAGGGGGTACCAATTTAGAGTAGTGGTTACTAATGCAGATTCATCGTATAATATAAGCATAACTGAGCTTTCTGTTTCTGTAGATATGCCAGATAGGGTTGAGAAATCTAACGACCTATCACTCTCATCAGGCGGTACCTCAGTGGTGTTTGGTAGCAGCTTTAAGGCTGTACCTGTTATTGGAGTAACAATGCAAGACGCTAATAGTGGGGATTACATTAGGGTAACCTCCAAATTACGAACAGGATTCACGGTTCGGTGTTTTAATGCACTCGATACTGGAATTGTCAGGTCAATTAACTGGCAGGCAGTCGGTTACGGGAAAGAGGCAGTATAATGTCACAGCATGATTATGATATAGCAGACGGGTCAGGAGCAGCAGTACGCACCGACATAAACAACGTGCTTGATGCTATTGTGAGCCAGAATAGCGGGTCAACCGCACCGACCCCAACCTTTTCGTACCAATGGTGGGCAGACACTAGCTCAGGTAAGTTAAAGCAGCGCACAGGGGCTAATAACGCTTGGAATGTGATCGGTGATTTAGATGCTAATAATCTAGGACAGCCAAACTTTACTATTAGCAGTAGTGCCGCAACGGGCGGCAGTAATGGGGACGTTTGGTTTGAGTATTAAAGTCAAAGTCGGCGGCTCATGGGTTAGCTCAATTCCCTCAGTTAAAGTGTCAGGCGCTTGGACTAAGGTTAAAAAAGCATACGCTAAAGTTGCTGGAACATGGCAGACCACTTATGAATACGAGTCTGTTTATACATTCTCAGTTGATACACATACTGACGTTGATTTAGACGCGCTTGGCCTTGATAAGTATCACAATGTTCGCGTTGTTATCCCTAGTGGTGCGGTATTAGTAGCTTCAACCACTAGCACATACGCCCTAAAAACTGGCGTTGGCTATAGCGGCAAGTTAACCATTGAGAACAACGGTAAGATCCTAGGCCGCGGTGGCCGTGGTGGACATGGTGGCGCTTCTAGCTCTTCATACCCTAGACTCTCAGGTAAAACAGGTACTGATGGTGGTGTCGCTATACATATAGAAGCGGCTGTAACTATCGACAATAACAGCACCTTATCTGGCGGTGGGTCAGGGGGTGGTGGCACAGGAGGCGTTTCCTACTATGCTGGCTTAAGTAACGCTTATGTTGGCGGCAACGGTGGTGGTGGCGGTGTACCCTACGGTACTAAAGGTATCGGAGGAACTGGAACTAACAGCACTGGCCGTTATGGCACAGATGCTACGCTGACAGCTATAGGAATTGGTGGTGGAACAACTTCTCCCATTGCTGGTAATGGTGGCGCTGTAGGTTCCGCTGGTATAGCAGGTGAAGCTCCGCCTAATGGAAATTACGGTAGTTCGGGTGCAGCAGGTGCAGCAGGCGCGACTTACTACAACCCAAGCAATTTCACAGTAACCCAAATTTAATTAATTAAGGAAGGAATGAACATGAGCGAATTATCGAACCACCTAGAAAATAAGTTTCTAGACATTACATTAAAGGGAGCTACTGCTTATAACGTAGCCACTCCATATTTGGCATTATTTAGCAGCGACCCTACAGATGCTGGTTCTGGCACTGAGTGTAGCTGGACTAACTACGTTCGTCAGGCAATGACGTTCGGCACTGTTGCTGCAGGATCTGTTTCGTCTAGTGGTACTATTGCATTCCCCGCAGTAGTTGGCTCTAACGTAACTATCAGCCATATTGGTATCTATGATGCCTCAAGTGCTGGTAACCTGCTTTACCATACGCCATTAGATTTGGCCAAGACCTTATCTGTAGACGATATTATGTCTGTAGCATCTGGCGGTATTTCGGTTACATTAAGCTAACATGAACTTTGGCGCACTTAACAGTTATGCACTGGGTAGTTATCCTGCAGTATCGCTAGTTTATTTAAGTGCGACCATTAGTGGTGCGTGTTCGGTCAGCTCATCTTCTAGCAAGATACGTACTGTCGAGGGAGCTATTGCAGCCTCCTCTTCAGTTAGTGGTGTTGGTGTTAGGCGAGTAGAGCTAACATCTCAAATATTAGTATCTGCTACAGTATCTGCTACAGCCCGTACAACGGTTTCGGTTGATGCTCAAGTCATCGGGTCATCTTCTTCTAGTGCGTCAGCGCATTCAGTAAGTTATGTGTCTGCGGCTGTAGATGTTATTGGCGCGACAGTATCATCAGGAGCAAGAAGGACTTTTTTAAAGGCTTCGGTCTCTGGTATTGCCTATGTATTGGGTGATGGTCATACCTTAAGCTCTGCATCTGCTGCTGTAGTGTCTAGTGGTGCAACTAGCGCCACTGTAAATACGTTGGCTGAATCCTCAGCTGCAATTGTAGCGTCAGGCTCCGTTAGTGCTAATCTGTACTCTAGAAGCCATGTAACGTCTGGTATTGCTGGTTCGGTTGGTGTTACTGCGACTGTAAGAACTTTAGTCTATAGCCCAGCATCTATTACAGGTGCGACATCGGCTACAGCTGCTGGATATACGGTATCAATACCGAGTGGTAGTATTTCTGCTGTGGCTAATGTTTTAGCTAGCCTAACCAGAGTTGTAGATCTTAACTCAAGCGTAACTGCGTCAGCCTCGGTTAATTCTCAGGCTTACACTGTTGCTTGGTTTGATGGATCTATTAGCGCGAGCAGTTCGATTGATTCAACTGTGCATACTCAAGCGTTTGGCTCAGGTATTGTTAACGCTTATGGTGCAACTGTATCGGCTGGCCACAATCGATCCTTTATCAGGGCATCGGTTACGGCTGACGCTGAGACAGAAGCTACAGTAAATGTTATTGCGTCTATTGATGCTTCGGTATGGGGCGAGCTTAACACTAGCGCCACAGGCTTTGCGTACAAGGTATCATCTGGCGATATCGCTGGCGCTTCATTCGCAGCAGCGAACCTAACTAGATTTGCAAGATTCCATGGTCATGCCAGTACATCTACGCAAGTTCAGTCTACAGTTCACACTGTCGCAATGGTTGACGCGGTGGTTGCTGGTAGTGCAGAAGCACAAGCCTCACTATATACGGAAGCTTTTGTAGATGCTGCCGTGGATGGCTCAGGTGAAGCTGATGCCGTGGGTATCCGTGTCGTTACAGGTATTGGTGCAATAGCGGCCAATAGTCTAATGACGGGTTGGATATATAGGAATAGGCCATTAACTGCAGATATCCTGGGCGGATTAACCGAGGTTGGCACAAAGCGCATCCTTGTAAACGATCATATTCCTGCTCCAAGCTATAGGCGTTCTGACATACCTTATGTAAACAGGATGATTAAAGCCAGAAACTTGCGTACTATACGTATAGCAGTGAGCAATAGAACCATGCAAATTGAATTAAAAAGGGCTGCATAATGAATATCTTTAGCCAACAACCTTTAGACGTATTGGACTATGGAGTTGACCTAACTAAATGGCTCAATGCTGGAGATTCCGTTACTTCGGCAACTGCCACATCGACCCCATCAGGCTTGACGACATTCGTAACACAAGAGACTACAAGCGAGCCTAAAGTGTGGGTTAGCGGGGGCGTGAATGGATCCGTGTATAAGATAACAATGGGTATCGTAACACTTGGTGGTCGTACAAAAGAATTTGAGTTTAAACTGGCGGTGGAAGAAATATGAGCTTTATTAACAATGTAAAACTTGACCTTCACGCAGCACTAACATCATCAGCTACAAGCGTATTGGTAGTCAAGGCTGTCAGCCCATATAATGACCCGCCAATAAGCGGCAAGCTAACAATCATGGATAGCCTGTCGAATCCTACTAAGATCGAGACAATAAGCTATACAGGCCGTACTGACAACTCAACGTACTGGACTCTAACTGGCGTAACTCGCGGCATTGAATCATCTACAGCTTCTGCTTTTGCGGTTGGTAATAACGCGGTTCAGACTTGGACAGCAGGCGATGCTACAGCAGCAGTAATTGATACCACATATTCAGTAGGTGACGGTGGCTTAACTACTAATGACTTCACTGATGCTGACCATAATAAATTAAATGGCATTGCGGCATCTGCAAATAACTACTCATTACCAGCATCTGTGGTTAATGATACTGAATCTGGGGCGTTGCATGCTACTGATGCACTATCAATATCAGGGCACACTATCACATTAAAGCGTGGCGACTCTACTACAGAGACAGTGGTTATTCCTGATAATGACACTGTGTACACTCACCCAGCTAACCATGCCATTTCTGTCACAACTGGTCTACAAGCAGCATTAGATACCAAAGCACCCTTAGCCAGTCCTGCATTAACTGGAGCACCTACAGCTCCAACAGCAGCAGCTAATACTAATACCACGCAGGTGGCCACAACGGCTTATGTGCAGGCTGAGCTTACTGATCTTATTGGTGGAGCGCCAGGTACCCTAGATACGCTTAACGAACTAGCAGCAGCTATTAATGATGATGCAACTTATGCGTCTACTTTAACTACTGCTTTAGGTACCAAGGTAACTAAGACTACTAACCAAGCATTAAGCACTGCTGCTGATGCTATGACTATTAGTGGGCATACTATTACGTTAAATCGTGGTGATGGCACTACTGACACTGTGGTAGTACCTGATAACAACACTACATACTCAGTTGGTGATGGTGGTCTATCACAGATTAACTTTACCTCAGCAGACAACACTAAGTTGGATGGCATAGCCACTTCTGCTAATAATTATGCTCACCCTACAACAGCAGGTAATAAGCATATACCTACGGCAGGATCAGCAGGTCAGTTCCTTAAATACTCAGCTTCAGGTACCGCAGTGTGGGCTACACCTTCATATACTACTAATACGGACACCAATACTTGGCGTGGTATCTCAGACAGTGTAAGTACAACTAACGCAGCTATCTCTGCATCTCAGACAGCGGTTAAAGCTGCTTATGATAGGTCTTGGCCTAATACTACGTATTCAGTAGGTGATGGTGGTTTAACCACACATAACTTCACTACTGCTGATCATAATAAGTTGAATGGTATTGAAGCTTCCGCAACAGCAGATCAGTCAGCAGCACAGTTACTTGCAGCTCTTAAGACAGTTGATGGTAATGGCTCTGGTGGTTTGAATGCGGGAACCTTAGATGGTCTTGTACTAGGTACTGGTGTGAATAGTTCAGCTAACCAAGTAGTACGTACCAACGGTAGCGGATACATTGATGCAGGCTGGATTAACACTGTCTCTGGGGTTACAAGCAGTACACCTACTAGGATATATTGCTCACAGGATGCCTACATAAGGTATATGACACCAGCTAGTTTGGCACCTCACATACTGAATCAAGGGTCTACTAAGAACTCACATACGCATAGCTACGCACCTACGTCTACAACGACTACAGCTAATAACGCTATGCCTAAGGCTGGCGGTACTCATACTGGTTCGTTTATAGGTACATCTACCACACGTAACCAGAGTATGATTGGTAGTTATAGTTCCAGTAAGACTGATCAAATATGGTCGATGGGTTCAGCTTACCGTAATCACGCATCAGGCAGTAACTTCGGTAACCTTTACGGCCTAGCTTATAAGCACACCAATAATGGAACTGGAGGCTCTATGGCAGGTGGCCATATGATGGTCTGGTGCCAGAACGGTAGTGGTAAGGCTGCACTAGGTACTAATATCTGGACTTCGGGTAACGTTACTGCGTACTCAGACATACGTGTAAAAGAGAACTTAGAAGTAATACCTAACGCTATTGACAAGGTTAAGAAACTCAACGGTTACACCTACGACAGGACTGACCAAGAACTAGCAACCCCTGAAGAAGCGGCAGTAACTTACAACCACAACCCAACTAACAGACATGTAGGCGTAATAGCTCAAGAGGTGCTTAAAGTACTCCCTGAAGCTGTCACAGGCGGCCCTAACAGTATGGCTGGAACTGAAGATGACCACTACTCAGTAGCTTATGGTAACTTAGTCGCCTTACTTATTGAGGGCATGAAAGAACAACAGATTCAGATAGATGAACTTAAGGCTCTAATAGGGGGTGCGTAATGGGTTTACCATCTTCAGGCGCTATAAGCCTATCTCAAATACAAGCCGAGTTCGGAGGCAGTAACCCAATCTCGATATCAGAGTACTATGGGTCAGACTCAGTTCCATCAAGTGGTTCCATCAGTCTATCTCACTTCCACGGAACCTCAGCTTTAACTGTTTATACATTTTCAGTAGCTACGCATACAAATGTAGATTTAGACACTTTGGGCATAGCTCAGGGTGGAGATGTACTAGTGGTTATTCCTTCTGGGGCTGTATTAGTTGCTACAAGTGTGTCCAACTACGCCCTTAAAACTGGAACAGGTTGGGCCGCGAGCCTCACCATCCAGAATAACGGTAAGATCTTAGGCCGTGGTGGTCGAGGTGGGCATGGTGGTAATTCTACATCAAGCTGGGCAAAAGGTACTGGCAAGGTTGCTGAAGCAGGCGGTAAAGCTATACATGTAGAGCACGCAGTTACGATAGACAACAACGGTATCTTAAGTGGTGGTGGTGGTGGTGGTGGTTCAACTGGTGGAGTATCATACTTCAATGGTTGGGGTTACTATCGAAAAGGCGGTAATGGTGGTGGTGGCGGTGCCCCTAACGGAGATAATGGTTGGGGTGGAAATGGCTCTAACTCTTCAGGTTACTCTGGCAGTGATGGAACACTGACGGCTGGGGGCGCTGGCGGTGGATCTAGTCACAGTGGGGGAACTGGAGGTTCTTATGGAGCTTCAGGTGTTGCTGCTGCTGCTGCTCCAAACGGAAATTACGGCCCCTCTGGAACCGTAGGCGCTGGCGGAGCTACGTACTATAATCCCAGTTCATTCACTGTTACACAAATCTAGATAAGCGTTAATTATTACTAAACAGGGTTAACTAAAATGGCTGAAACCGTCTAATGAATAAGATTATATGGATTATCCTATTGTTACCTGTACTAGCTATGGCTGAACCTATTGTGACGGACTCTACTACTAATAGTACAGTCCACACGACAGGTAGTGTCACTACAACACTTAAGTCGCCTCCTCCTTCTGCCATATCACCGTCCCTTGGTGGTAGTAACTCTGACTCATGTACAGTCGGAGTGGCAGGTGCAGTTCAAACCCAGATCTTAGGTATCTCAGCAGGTACTACAACTCGTGACCTTAACTGTGAACGATTGAAGAATGCTAAGACACTGTACGACATGGGTATGAAGGTAGCTGCAGTATCAGTCCTATGCCAAGACCTTAGGGTCTTTGATGCTATGATAATGGCAGGCACTCCTTGCCCTTATAACGGTATTATAGGTACTGATGCTAAGATAGCTTGGGAGAACGATGAAGGTGCAGTACCTAAACCTGAAGCAATGGAAGAGGATGGTACCAAAAGGTTCCTTCTTGGCTTAGGTGGATCTCTACTAGGATTGTTGCTACTCTTATGAAGAAGCTCGCTGTAGTGGCCTTGCTAGCTCTCTACGCTACAAGTGCTCACAGTGAGTATCTGTATGGGATTAGCGGTAACATGGCAGGAGCAGGCCATACATGGGGTATGAACGGTATAGGCCCTAGTAACCAAAGAGGTATGAGAATCAATGGTGTGTTCTACCAATACACTCCTGTAAAGAATACAGAAGATGACATGGTAGTCCATGTTAGGAACAAGAAGGTAGGAGGAGGATACATCTTCTCTGAGACAGATGATTGGAGTGGGTTACCGGGAGGTATACCTATTACAAAGGGCTTCGTCATAGATAACCTACCTATAGAGTTATGGGGTGATGGTTCTATTGATGTTGAAGGGACTGGATCAGTGGTTGATGCTAATGTAGTTTATAGCTATAAGTATAATAACGATTGCTTAACCCCTATGTCAGATCCTTCATGTCCTGGTTACACTGATGCAGTGTTAGGTATGATGGGTAAGATTGACGATACTGTCTATGACCCAATGGACGACAAGAATATTACGGATGTGCTGGAAGAGAAGGCAGATCTGGAAGAAGATGAAGAGCAGGACGAGGATGAAGACAGTGATAGATTAGAGAAGATACTAAGCAGTGTGGATGATTCAGTACTCTCTGCTAACGTTATATCCCAAAACCTATTAATGTATGCTTTAACTAGAAGCAGTAACATGAATCCATATTATGATAAGAAGTTAGCAGGTGGTGTCTACAAAGAGACAGTTGTTCTCGATGGAGGTAACCTGCCTGATAACAAGAAAGGCGCTAGAGCAGGACTGGCACAGCAAATATTACACACCAAAATGGTGGGTATGCAGTATGAACCAAAGGAATAGCACATGAAGAAGTTACTAATAGTAAGTCTAGCACTTGCATCTTGCTCACCAGCGTATGCAACAGAGACCCCAATAGTGGGTAATGTTCAGACTAGGTGTCTTATCACAACTGACACTAATGGTGTATTTGGTAACCCATTACCCGGTAAACTAAGTACAGCTTCTGCTGACGGTGGTGTTGTACCTATTGTGCGATATGACGTAACTCTGGCTGATTCGTATACAGCTAAGGTAACTACTCCTACTGCGTTCATCTCAAGCCCTACATTAAATGATGCGGTAACATGGACTGGTTCTACAACAGTTACTAAAACTACTGATGCTGGTATGACTGCGTATGAGACAGGTAAGATCCTATACGGTTCTACTACCCAGTACGACCTGACTATCGCTGGATCTACATGGTTCTCTTCTGAAGCATCTGCAGTGTACGGTGGCAGTAAGTCATTCCCTGGTGGTAGCTATACGGCACTTGTATTGGCTGAGTGTATTGCTAAATAATATTAGAGTACTGTTTTATCTCATAGTGGTTACACTCAGTACCCCTGTGTATTCACATGACATGACACCTACATACCCTACCTTTAAACAATCGTTTATGGTGGGTATATCCGTCACTACGTTGGAGATATTCAACAAGAGAAAGGATGTCTCATACTATGAGATAGGGGTATTTACAGATGAGTGGGAGCCTATCCCATTCGTATCACAATATACGGTGATCCCTATGAGGTACTTAGATACAGTATCGTTTGACGTATATGTAAGTCAGCTGTCATTAGATTCTGTTGAGTACATATGCTCCGTGTCACAACTACAGTACGGTACTACAGTATCATCAAAGATATGTTCGAGAGTTAAGTAATGGGTAAGCTCATACTTCTGGCATATGCTGTTTTTCTGGGACTACTGATGCTCAGCACTACTGTACTTGCGAGTAATTCGCTTTCTCTGCAACTACCTAGCAGTGGTAACAACTATCAGTCAGATAAGTTTAAAGCAGGTGACCTGGATTGCTCTAACGCTATAGGCGGTACGATCAACCTAGAGTTTGGTATGACCGGTATCATTAACAATGCTACTAGTATATTTGACTCATCTAATTCATCTCCTAAATCTAAAGACCTTGGAGTGTACGCTAGGATCATCATGCCTTTGAATGCACCTGAGGAGAGGATCAACTGTAATACGTTGTACCTATTAGAACTACACAAGAAGCGTCTTGAGATCATGAAGCTAGAGACTGAACTAAACGCACTTAGACGATTACAGTTGGACGGATAGTATGGCAGAGATAGAGTACGGTGGAGTTAAGTTAGGTGGCAGTAAGCTGCTACTCATAGTACCACTTATTGGTACTATCGTAGGTGGACTGTATGGTGGATTTGAGGCGTATCAACGCTACCTTAGTATGGAAGCTAGGATCAATGAGTTCGTTACTCCAGACCTCTCAGATTACGACAAGCGCATTGCTATAATGGAGAACAAGTTCGCGGTCATAGACAGAGGCATTGCCTTAGTAAAGGATGAAATCTCCTCGATTAAAGAGAACACAGAGAAGCAGTACGTCACCATCAAGGACTTAAAGCAGTCCATACGTGACGACATTGACCGCCAAGAGAAGATCATCGATAAGGTAGAAGATGATATATCAGGTATAGAGAGTGACGTCAGGGCTACTATAGACACTGCTGATGGTAGGTTTGAAAGTAAGCGTGATCAACTACAGAAGGATTATGTGCAGAAGTCTGATACAATACGGGAAGATGTTGAACGTAAACTAACCGATCTTGAAACACGGTTAAACAAAAAGCTACAACGGGCCTTAGATAACCCGTTAGCAAATTGAGATGAATCACATGGAAGAGCAAATCGTTTTTAACTTCGCAGTTGCATCAGGAATGGCAGTTGCGGGATGGTTCCTTAGATCTATGTGGGAAGCCATACGTGAGGTAGAGAAGGATTTGCCTAGGAATTACATTAGGCGCGAAGACCACAGGGACGATATGCTGGAAATCAAGAAGATGCTTGGCGCTATATTTGATAAACTGGATAATAAGGCTGATAAGTAATGTTTAGATTAGGCCAGAACTCATTAAACAATCGTGCAGGTGTAGACCCTCGCTTAATAGAGATAAGTGACCTTGCAATATCTATATCCAATATTGACTTCGGTATTCCTTCTACTGGTGGCCTGCGCACCGCTGAAGATCAAGCCGAATTGTTCGCATCAGGAGTCTCTAAGGCTGACGGACGTACAAACAAATCATACCACCAAACAGGCAAGGCACTTGACCTGTACGCTTACGTTGACGGCAAAGCCAGTTGGGATACAATCCACCTAGCTCTAGCCGCTAGCGCAATGCTTCAAGCCTCGGCCCAACTAGGGTACAAGTTGAAGTGGGGTGGGCTTTGGAAGTCGTGGCAAGATATGCCGCACTTTGAACTGGAGGATTAAATGGGTATTTTCTCATCAATCGTTGGGCCAATAGCTGATCTAGGCAAGACCTATTTGAGCGGCAAGAATGACATTGCCAAGGCCAAGCAAGCAGCAGCCATCATAAGCGTACAAGCAGAAGCTGACGTTAAAGTGGCAGGTGTACGGGCAGCTAACAAGCTAGCAGATAACGGTCAGACTCAAGAGTTTAACCTAGATCTGGTAGCCATGAAGCAGATGGATAAGTCTTTCTTAGATGAGATTATGATAGCCTTGCTGCTGATTCCTATAGCGGCATCATTCCTTGGCTACCAAACAGAGATAACAGCAGCATTTGAATCATTTGCTGCTATGCCTGAATGGTATCAGTACTTAGTTATTGGTGTTTACGTTGTTAAGTTCGGTATGAGGGGTATGCTCACCAAGCTGATGTCTGGCAAGTTTGGTGGCCTCAAGCTAAAATAGAATTAAGCTCTTCATTTAATAGTGCTATACGCATTTCATTGTAGGTATTGAACGTCTGGTTCTTGCCTACTTTGACAGCATGCTCGTAATTAGCTATTTCATTCTTCACATAATCCAGCTTCTTCTGAATCAGTAGTTTCTCTTTAAGTGTCATTTAATGCCTCTTTAATTAGTTGGTCTCGTCTAGTCTGGACAGCACTATAAAGGTTATTCGTCTGGATAGCACTACCGCATGAGTTAGCTGACCTACCAAGAGTTACGCCACATACTTTATAGGTAACACCAATAGCTCTCAAGTTAACCAGTATGGCGAGGTCTGATTTAGGCCATATTATTATGGTTTCACGGGGAACGGTCTTAACAGCAGGGCCGCGTTTACCACTACCAAAACTAAATGCAGTCTTTATCACCTTAGCTACAGCGGCAGTGGCCTTCTCTGGCTTAAGGTAATCGTAGTTCTCTGCTATCTTAGACTTAAATATGATGCTCATGCTTTATTTCTCCAGTTTATTTGTGCTTGGTCAAACTCTGTTAAGATTTCATCGTGTTCAGGATGTATGCAGCTATCATCATCGGGCCATCCCCTTAGTTCCAAATCGTGCTCAAACTCTTCAATCTGTAGGGCAAAGTCACCTAGCCTTTCGGAAATAAAAGATAGGTTGTTAACTGATATACAAGTCCATTTACCTACAAGGGAGTGAATCTCGATCATTTCACCATCTTTATAAAGGAAAGCACTAGCGCCGTCATCGCCGTCATCAAGGATCCAGCCA